TGCTGTGCATCCAATAAAAAAAGGTCAATGCGGAAACCATCGACCTCTTTAAATTCTGGATAACGTTCACGAAAATCGTTTATTGTTGGCATTTATTCCTCCTAGTAATCTACATAAAGAGCAGATTCAGGCTCGATAAAGGTCACGCCACCGAATGCCATGCGCAAGCCCGATTCGTAAGCTAATAAACCTTTTTCTTTTGCTTCTAACACAGTTGGAGTCATCGGCACATCAAAGATTACGTGTTCTTTGCTGTTTACATAAACAATCGCACGGTTTTTGCCATCAGTTACTCGAGAACCGAAGTTAGACGGTAACGCTTTGATTGCAACTTCACGGCCAGCCGCAGCAGATAAGCTCTTAGTTAAGAACTCTAACGCAGTTGTATCAGTGTTCGCACGTTGAGTTAAAGCAAGGTGAGCCAAATCTAACGCATCAATAGCGAAAGTATTTGGCGCCTCAATGCGTTTTGTGCGCTCTAAGCCGGCCAAGAACATTTCTTTGAAGAAAGCCACTGCTTTATCGAAGTCCATTTCTTGAACTTTGGTATTTTTTGCTGCACCTTTTAAGGTGTGAACTGAAACATCTTTTGAGTTTAATAAACCAGTTAAGCGGCCATCTTTCGCATGGCCTAAGAAAGCCACTTTTTGTAAAGTTTGTTGAGCGTTTTTGTTTAACGCCATGATTTTCGCTGTATCAAGGTTTAAGCCTAATAATTTGCCTTGTTCAAGCTCTGGTTTAGTCCATGTAACAGATTTAGCCCATGGCACAATATAAGAACGCTTAGGCGTGAAGCCAACTTCCACTTGGTCTAAAGTGCTTGTGCCAGTAGTGATTAAGCCATCATCTAAAGAACCGTGTTCATCTGCACCATAGTGAAGTTTTTCAGTGATGCCGACCGCTGTTTGTTGATCAACGAAAACGAATTGCGGGAACACAATTTCAGGATATTTAGTTTCTGCGATTTCTTTGCTAACAGCAGTTAAACCATTTTGTACGTAAGTTAATAAAGACATCTATTTAGCCCCTTATAATTTAGAAATTAACGCTAATTGACCTTTAACATCAATCACGGTGTATGGAGTTTCGATTGCACTAGCATCTGTTTCACCTTGAATCGCACCAGTTTTACCGTCACCACCTGCGGTTAATACATAGACTTTTTTACCACGTGTAACAGCTTTACCAGTTGCAACGTTTACCCATACCGCATCGCCTGCTGCAATGTGCATTACATCGCAAAGCTCACCATCATTCCATTCATCACGGATAGTGCTTGCGAATACTACGCCAGCTAATACATCGGTTTTAGCCGCTAACGCTTTTACACCACCTTCAGGATTTAATGCTACAAAATCACCAGCTTTTACTTTGCCAGTTACTTTTTCTGCACTTGTTTTCGCACTCGCAAAGTTGCCTTTGCCTAATTCACCAGCTTTTGCCGGAGCTTGTTCGTAAGCGTAACCCATTATTTATTACCCCTATTGATTGTAAGTTTTGTTGAAGTCTAATTTAGGTGAGGTTTCAGTTTTCGCATCACCTAATAAGATATTGCCTAAAGATTTGCGTTCATCGGCTAATTTAGCAGTGACCGCTTTAGCGACTTGATACGCTCCAGAGATTTCAGCATCAGATAATTTAGCCGCTGCGTCTTTATCAAAAATGCCTTGAGCAACGATAACGCTCTCTTGAATTTCACGAACGCTTGCTTTATCTGCGAATTTCACATCTTTAAATACAGATTGTGCATCAGCTAACATTGCCGCTTGTGCTAATTCTGCATCACGTTTTGCTTGTGCATCTTTTAATGCTTGAATTTCTGCATCTTTGGCATTAAGTTGTTTTTCAAACTCTTCTTTGTTCACTTCTTCTTCCTTTTTATCTTCGGGTTCAGATTGTTTTTCTTTTGGCTCAGTTGGTTTTTCAGCTTTTGGAGCTTTCTCACCATCTTTGCCAGTTTCTTCATCTTCTTCGATTTGTTTTTTTTGCTCATCGGACAATTTGATGCCGAATGCACCTAAAAACGCATCGAGGAATTTAGCGGTTTTTCCCATAACGGTTCTTTCCTCATCGGC